GCGTGTCCGAAAGTGAGAAGGAAAGGCGTAAAAAAGGTTGTGGTAGCGCGAACATTTCGGAATAAAAACACAAAGTCATTTGCAAGTGTTGGGGAACTTTACGCTAACATTTGCAAAAACTAAGATGAAGAAGAGGGGAAATGAAGTTTTTTCATCTTTTCCCCTCTTTTTTTTATTGACTTTATTGCGTAACGCAAGTATCTATATATATAGGAATATACTTTTTTAAGGAGGTAACTACAATGAATGACAAAGAATTAGTTCTTGAGGTGATGGCGAAGAAAACCTGGAACCAGAAACAACTTGCTGATTGGTTACATTTGAACCGATCAAATGTATCAAGGTACCTTAATAAGGGACAGAAACTGCATCCGTCAACCAAAAGTTTACTTTTAACATTCTTATCGAAGGAGATAAAATGAAACCACAACCGTCATATTTCGCGATTATCCCAGCAGATGTAAGATATGATATTGATTTATGCCCCAACGCCAAATTATTATATGGGGAAATTACAGCCCTTGCCAAACGTGAGGGGTATTGTTACGCTGAAAATAAATATTTTGCTGATCTTTACGAAGTATCAAGGTCAGCGGTTTCACAATGGATTGGACAGCTAAAAAGATCAAGGTACATCGTTGTTAAAATTGACAAAAAGAAAAATACTCGGAAGATTTTCATAAAGCAGTCGTCAAAGATCTCTTCACATGATAAATCTCTGCTAAACACCCCTTTAGCAGAGCTAAACACCTCTTTAGCAGAGCTAAACACCTCTTTAGCAGAGCTAAACACCCCTTTAGCAGAGCTAAACACCCCTTTAGCAGAGCTAAATACCTCTTTAGCAGAGCTAAATAGCTCATCACCTGAAAATACAGCGCAAGCCACCGATTTAAAGACCACAAAAAAGGAGTCTAAAAGTACATATAAAAGTACATATAAAAGTACAACAGCAACAGAGCCTCACGAATCTCACGTTCAATTAGTGAATGATGCAAAACTTGCTGTTGCTGCTGTTCTTATTTCATGGGATCAAAACGATGTTGAAAAGATGCTTGATCGGTGGGATTTCCTGAACGAAAAAGAACTCAAAAAACAAATGGGGGACTTTGGGGTTCAGAACCCTCTTGAAATGGAAAGAGCCATCGAAGCAACACTGCCAAAGCTCACAAGGAGAAATACAACTGCTTTGTTTGGTTACATCGCTAAAAGTGGGATTTTACAAGATGGAATTGCCATCCTCCCCACAGACATCACCGCTGGGACAAAACCATCAGGATACACACCACCCCAAAATATTATAGGAGGAAAATCTTATATCAATTGTTGAAAATAAAAAAAGTCTGGATGAAGTGGCAGACATGAGTATGCAGAGATTGCCACCTCAGAATATAGAGGCAGAGGTGGCAATAGTAGGGGCTGGGTTTCTTTCTCAGTTGAGCTTTGCGATAGTGCTTGAACAGATGGAAATGTCTGATTTTCACAGGGGGAGCCATCGTAAAATTTATCAAGTGATGTTGGATTTGATCGAGAGAGGGGAGGCTGTCGATCTGTTGACCGTTCGTGCTGAACTTGAGTGTAGAAAGCAGATCGATGATGTTGGGGGGCCTGCGTATTTGGCCTCTTTGGTTGATGATGTTCCGACAGCCGCAAACGTCGAGTTTCACGCGAAACTCGTACACGAAAAGGCCATTGCCAGGAATCTGCTGAATGCCTCTGTTGAAATGGCGACAAAGTGCTATGAAGGTGCGCGGCTCGGTTCGGAATTATTGGAAGAAGCTCAGGATGTCATCTTCGGCCTGTCCTCTGGACAGAAAAAAACAGGGCTTGTCAGCAACCGTATTACCGCGAAAGAATGGTTTGACGATTTGGAAAAGCTCTCTGAACGTGATGGGCAACTTAGCGGTATTCCTTCCGGTTTGCAAGACTTAGATGGATTGACCTGTGGGTTTCAAAAGAAGGATCTTATCCTGATAGCTGCGAGACCAGGAATGGGAAAGTCTGCTCTGGCCGCTTGCAACATTGCAGTACACGCAGCCTCAAAAGGCTTTAATATCGCATTTTTCAGCATGGAAATGGACAAAAAACAAGTTGTGGGGAGGCAAACCTGTGCAATTGGGAAAGTCTCAACGAGTGAGGCGAGAACAGGGAAGTTCTCTGACCCTGATGCTTGGGAGAAATTGGCTTGGGCAAATGAGATTGTAGGCTCATTACCGATCTCTATCGATGATACCGCAGAACAAACGGTAGTTGAGGTCAAGAGCAAGTGTAAAAGAATGCTGATTCAAACGGGACTTGATCTGATTGTTGTTGATTATCTTCAGTTGATGAAGACACATCAACAACACGCCAACAAAAATGACGAGGTTGGGAATATTGCACAAAGTCTTAAAAACATGGCGATGGAGTTGGATGTCCCTGTTATTGCCATGTCTCAACTAAACAGAAAATGTGAAGAGAGGCCAGATAAACGTCCGATGTTGTCAGATTTAAGAGATAGCGGGAACTTAGAACAGGCGTCAGATATAGTGATATGTGTCTACCGTCCCGAAGAATATTTTGAGGAGGCCGAACGGGGATTGGCAGAGTTGATTATTGCGAAGTATCGTAACGGGCCTAAAGGTACTGTTCTTTGCCGTTTTTTAGGTGAGTTTACCTGTTTCGCCAACTATACACAAAGACAGGAGGACAGGGCTTTTGGATAATCAACACATTGAGCGGGTTTTAATACAGGAGCGTGAGGCACTTCAAGGGCTAAAACGTGAATATGACCAGAGATGGCAGGCATTATTGAGGGCTGAAGCCATATTTCTTAGGGAGGGAGAGGGAAAGAAACTCATACGCTCCCGAATCACAAGAGAACTTTATTTGAAAGTGAGGTCGTAAGTATGCCACGAAATATGTCTTTTATGTTGACAACAGAGCAGATCCGAAATAAAATAAAAACGGTAACTCGCCGTTGTGGTTGGGCTCAATTAAAAAGAGGAGAAATCGTCAATGCCTGCGTAAAGTGCATGGGATTGAAAAAAGGTGAAAAAATTGAAGTGCTTTGTCAAATCCGCGTTATTGATAAACGGATGGAACCTTTGAACGCGATAAATCAAGAGGACTGCATAAGAGAAGGTTTTCCGAACATGACACCGCAAGAGTTTGTGCTCATGTTCATGAAGCACATGAAATGTTCTGAATATCGCCCGGTAAACAGAATTGAATTTGAATATGTGAACCAGGGTGATAACAATAGAATGAATGTGAGTTTGAAGGGGCGCGGGGAAGTATCGTGTCAAAACTCAGGTTCAGTGGCCGCGCCCCTTCAAACCACGTTATTTTAAGCGTTAGACGAACTCTCGAATGAGGATACATGATGGGGTACAATACAGATTTTAAAGGTGAATTGAAGTTCATACCAGAACTAAAAGCCAGTCAACTTGCTTATATTCAGGGAATTTTAGGAGGAGACTGTCGTGATCATCCTGAATGGGGAACTTTATCAGGCTAAATGCTAAAAAATACTAAAAAATACTAAAAAATACTTGACAAAAACTCTTCTTGATTGTATTGTATATCCGTAAGCTGAGACATAGAATAACAAAACAAGTAGAGACATCATTGATAAAGCTCAAGTGTTCCGTGTGGCGGCGGCTAACGTCGCCACATCAAGCCGGGTGAAAAATTATGGGATTACCAAAAGTTATATCAATAGAAGAATGGTTGAAACGAAATCCTGGGATTAAACAGGCTGAAGAAGAATCCAAAAAAGAATGTCACGAATGTTATGGTGAGGGATGGATCGAATGTGGAGGAAATATGTTGTCAATGCTAAATAAAAAAATAATCAGAAAGATTATTGAAACGAGTAATTTATTAAATGCGGTTTTTGATGCTGAATTATGTCAGAGTTGGGGGGACATTCCTGAATTTACAGAATTATACGCGGCTTTACCAGATTGGCTTACGGATGCAATTGATGCAGGCCAACTTGATTTTGATGGGGATTTTGACAGAGATTTTTGGGGGTCTGATAGTGTTGTGCAATTTTCGATTTATGCCATAAAAAAGGGCACACAGGGATTACGCGATCTTTCGGATCGGCTGGATGAATGGCAAGAACAGAATGAAAATGAGTATTCAGCATTCTGTGATGGTATGTCAAAAGCAGTATGGGCATTTATCCAGGTTCAAGAAAATTTTACAACGTTTGATGCAATCGTGAGAGGTGGATAGTGGCAATTAAACCATTTGACATCTACTTTGGCCGCATTCAACAAGCCGGATCGAATATCCGGCTTGAACTCAAAAAACGATTCCGTCAGGCGTTGGCGCATCGTGGAGTAGAAATTAAAAAGGGAATTGATATTCCTATGGCGGTGCAATCCGGCGAAGAAGATGGAATTATTGTCGTTAAATTATACTTCAAAAAATCAGGAATTGATGTATAACAAGAAAAATGTCAGGCATGTATTGTGAGTGACACCGCGCACTTATGACAGTCATCACTCACAGTACATGTTTGGATGATAGGTGAAATATATGTTGTTAACTGAAAAAGAAGAAAAAGCATTGATAGCTATTACAGAAGAAGCTCTTGAAAATATGGGTGGAGAAGAACCAAACGATTTACATGAAGATAATTTTTCATGGTTTAACCGTTCGGTAATCTCAACAAGGACTTGTTTCAGTAACCATGTTGCTGCTGGTCTGATGTCATCTCTGGAAGAAAAAGGGCTTATTTTCCATAGTGAACCAGATCATGAATTCGGATGGTGTTTGGAAGAAGAGGGCATTGATAAAGCTCAAGCTTTGTTGTCGAATGATAGCCTTCTAACAATGGCGTAAAATCGACTTTTGAAGGGGCGCGGGGAAGTATCGTGTCAAAACTCAGGTTCAGTGGCCGCCCCCCTTCAAACCACGTTATTTTAAGCGGAGGTAGTATCATGCAAGTCATATATGAGCCAACCGGAAAAGCGAAGGAATACGCAGATCTCGCCTGTAATCTGTATAATGGGTGTACGCATGGCTGTCAATACTGCTATGCAAAACGATATAAGAAAGAAGAGTATTATACAGCAGCCAATCCGAAGAAAGATGTCATCGAAAAGCTCAAAAAAGACGTCGATCAACTGAATGGAAACACACCGGAAATTCTGTTGAGTTTTCAGGGTGACGTGTATCAACACGCAGAAATGGAACTCCAGTTGACTCGACAATCTCTTGAAATCTTACGAGAGAAGAATTTACCGTTTACGATACTGACAAAAGGCGGAACGAGAGCAGTCAGAGATTTTGATATTTTGGAAGGGTATCAAGCCAGATTTGGAACGTCTCTTGTGTGGCTCGAACAAGTTGATGCCAGCAAATATGAGCCGGGAGCAGCATTAATCGGCGACAGAATCGAAGCGATTGAACAAGCCAAGAAACGATGCATTCCGACATGGATCAGCCTTGAACCAGTAATTGACACTGAACAAGCTCTTGAACTGGTTTTTACATTACATTCTATTGTTGATTTTTGGAAAATTGGAAAGATTAATCACAATAAAGAGCTTGAGAGTCAATCTGATTGGTTGAAATTTCGAGAAGATATTACAGAAATGCTCGATAGATTTCAATGTCAATATTACATCAAAAAGAGTCTCGCTGAACTATAAACAGGTGAATAACGTGGTTTGAAGGGGCGGGCGAAATAATTGGGGAGGAGCAGGACAAGTTTCAATCCTCCCTTAATATGCAATTCGCCATAACAATGCAAATGCACCAGACTTGAGGAACGCGGCGCAATTTCAGCATGGTTCTTCCGTTCAAGGGTTGTGGTTGTGTCGGGTGTGTTGCCCGCTACCGAGGGCGGGTTTCAGCAGGTGAAGCCGGGCGTTATCATGCACTTGAAAGGAGAAAGGAGATTTGAATATGTTCGGTACAGTTGGGGATGCAGCAACGTTCATAGCTACGATGGGAGAAATGCAAATTTCGTATGCTAATAAGGATCTTTTTAAAATTGCGCACGCGCTAAATATAGCCTACAACAAAGGGATGCTTGATGGTTTATCGAAAGCAGATCATTCCGATCTTGTCGCTGAAACTGAACTTAATTTGAGCGATAGTCGGTCACATTTAAAAATAATTAGCCATGGCGCTGTATAAAAATGGCATCAACCGGACGCAAAAGGCCGGTTCGGGATGGTACGAAATGTTGAGAAGGTTAGGAAAGAAAACGAATCTGTTACCCAAACTGCTGCCGTTATTCCCGGAAAACATTACGACGTTTATTGACATGTTCATGGGAAGCGGGGCTGTCACCTTCGCGATGATTGACCGGGCAAAGTACATCATTTCAAATGACAAAGATGAAGATGTGTTTAACTTGTTCATGGTGCTTAAGGAACATAAGGAAGCACTTGAAGAGGCAATCCGTATGATGCCCGTACATGACAAGCTCTTTCAATACTGGAAAGAGCAAGAAGAGAATGATTGTGTTTGGAAAGCGACACGCTTTTTATTTTTGTCAAATTTTAGTTTTTTAGGGCATTCAGATACTCTTAATTTAGGGCAAAATAATTGTAAGCGCATACTGATCGACAAAATTAAAGACGCATTTGATTTGATTTCATTTGTTCAGTTTGTAAATGACGATTTCAGGGATATTTTAAAAAGAATAGCGTTTAGGCATGAACTCGATTTGAATAGAGCTTTTATTTATGCAGATCCGCCATATATTGGAACGTCGAATAATTACGCAGAAGGTTTCACAGAAGATGATACACGGGATTTGTTTTCTATCCTGACAGGTTCAGGCATTCGTTTTGCCGTGTCGGAGTTCAATAATCCTCTCGTCATAGACATGGCAGAAGAACATGGTTTATTCGTCACAGAATTAGGCGAAAGGTGTAATTTAAAGAACAGACGGACGGAAATCTTGATTACAAATTATGATCCGGTCAGACGGCAAATCAGTCTGTTTGACCTGGAAATGAACTAAGGTGTCTAACAATGCGCCTGACTGCAAGCGCGAAGCCAGGAGATGAGATTATGAGAAGGAAGCAGAGGTTTGGTTGCCACTATGAACAGCGTACAGGCGCGTGTTTGGCGTCTGACGCATAACGCTATGCGTCAAATGGCGCAGTTGAAAATGATGTCGAATAATGCCAACAAAACAGAATGGAAACGACTTTGAGGGGCGCGGCGTTGGTTGACATGTCAAACTCCGGTTTTCCCCTCAAACCGGCTCAATCTGGGCGTTATCTATCAGGAGAAAAAATCGTGAGTACATACTATACATTGCAACAGTTAGCATATAACGATTATTTCGAAAAAAATAAAGAAAAAGTGTGGCAACCCGTAGAATTAGAAAGAGATAAATTCAAAGCTGAGACAGAAGAAGAAATTCTTTTGTATTTTGAAGACAAGAAAGATGAATTTGACCCTGGTGAATTAAGGGCATTGAAAATCGTTGAAGATATTGACCAAATAGACATCAATGAATAGATAACAATGCGCTGACCAGGAAAGATTTAAAGAACAGACGGAGGGAGATTTTAAATTACCACCTCCACCTCCAAAAACGCCAAAAGGTACCGAATTGGAAGGATTCAATACAAAATTTGAAAACATTCCCAATGTTCCAGGGTTCAATCGTTGCTGTGAATCCGTTAATTTTTACTTTTGTTGAGCCTACGGCTGTCGCCGCGACTCTATAATCAAGAAAATTTTTTATGACAGATTCCGGGAGCCGAACGAATCCCATTCTATGCCCGCATGTCAAAATTCCGCAAAGAAATTTCCGCCATCGAGTCGGACGGTATTGAATAATGCCCGATCTTTTATTTTTCAGGGTCATGAGTTCAATTTTATCGAGATCAATCATGTAATATCTGATAGGATCATTACTATAGGTCAATTTCCCTTCTTTCATGTTAATGTCCCGGGTAGAATTTTGCAAGCTTTTCTATTTCTTCTTGAATATCTCTGTGTTGCTTGGCTGCCATTTCTATTTTTTTATCAAATCTTTCGATCTTATTGTGGATCTCTCCTCTCATGTCCTCTATGGCATGATTAATATTACTTAGAGCCTTCGTCATCTCTCTGATAGGAGAGACGAAGATATTGCCTAAATAGGACACCACAATAACTATAGCAAGAGCAATCCCTGGTGTGCTGTTCAATAGGGGGAGAACCTCTTTCAATCTATTTGTTTGATCATCTGTCATTCCAGACAAGAACCAGAGTATCCCTCCCATTATTACTGGCAACGCATAAGGGCCATTAAGGAGCGGAAGAAATATAGATAGCGAACTCTGTTTTAAATCTTTAATTTCCTTCGTTGGCATTATTTCTTATTTCTGTAATTTACAAAAACTTGTCTCAGCAATGATCTGGTGAGTGTTCTCAAATCCTCTCGCCATGAGAGTTTCTTCAATTTCATCAGCCTCGATACATTTCAAAAGAGCGTACATTGATTTGATAGTGAGATGGATCGCAGGTCGCCTGTCTTCCAAATTAAGCAAATCTTTAGCCGTCTCTTCAAGTGTTTCTGTCACAATTTCGACAATTTCATCAAGTTTGTATTTCACATTCCCCCCTGATTCGATCCTCTTCTCTTTCTAAAATTGCTTGGCGTAAATACATAACAAGATCAAGTGCTTCTTCATAGGCTTCAATGAGTGCATCCTTCCCATTCATGGTTCTCAAATAAATTCCGTAATGTTCTTTTCCTTCTTCTGCCCTCTGTATTATATCATTGATCACAATGTCAACGACTTTTTGCCCGTTTCCTGCTGGTATCTCTTGTTTTTTATTCGCGTCCATGTTTCCCCCAATTTAGCATGGTTTTGATCCATTTGAGTCAAATTTTTTTAACGTGGTGAACCCATTACAGAGCCTCCTTGTTTCTGTCATACTTTTCTTGAAGCCAAATGAGGACTTCTTCAGGAGTTTCAGATCGGGCGGCTTCTGTAATCATTTGTACTAAAATCTCATCCCGATCTAATATCTCTGTCGTTTCCGTAACCTCGGTCAAATTCCGAATTGTCGATGCGATCTTTGAGATCGGGCTTACGAATGCTTGGAAAGTTTCGATTTCATCAATATGCGCATTGGCGTTCTGCGCCAATTTAAAAATAATGGACACAAGAAGTAGGATTACATCTCTCTTTGTCACAGCAGGCTCTTTGACGTTGCTGGTTTTGCGGTATACCCAAGCCTGGGATACCCCAAGCTTTCGGCAAATATCAGAGATTTTAACCCCACTACTCCGTAAAAATTGTGCGTAATCCGCGACCCTGGTTGTTTTCATTTTTATTTTATTGTGGAGAGGTATAAATCAAACCCCGATGATAGATCATTATCAGCATCACTTGATGTCCCTTGCATTTTAATTATTGCCGGGCCTACAATTTCAAAATATGGGGAAAAGCGATGGGGGAGATAGCTTGACCCAAAACTTGATACCCCTTGTGTATGCTTCGTGATGTACACATTTGTCTCAATATCAGGGGATGGATTAATATGTAAGCATATATCGACAAAAGAACTTTGAGTGGGGTTTCTGGCATCATGCAACGATGCGTAATAGTTCGTCATGTAAGCTGTTGTCACGGAACCTATCCCATATACTGCCATCTGTGTTTGACCTTTACTTACGTTTATTTGGGCTGTAACAGTCCCATCAACATCAGCCGTTATCGTAATTATTCCTACGTTGGGGCCTGATGATCCCCATGTCTTGCAAATAACTCGATGTATGATCACATAAGAGTTGATCGTATTGACTGGCGTGGTTCCATCCAGAGTGACGATCTCTGATGTCTCCAAAGATGCCCAAGTTTGTAAACCGTACACCTCAACAGTTCGGCATCCCGCTCCTTGCGGGTTGACCCCTCCCGTGTCGCTATCGGCAAGACTCGTACTGACAATCGCGTGTAATCTGGCTGTTGTGGGAGGCAGCCATATTTGTTGAGTGGGTACTGCGTCTGCTCTATCCCATACGTCGGTAACAGTCGTTTGCATCCCGTCAGGCGCCCGTCCAAATTTATTGGCCGTACTGATTTCTGCGAAACCATTGCTAAGTAATGCGCTAAGTTCAAGTGGCAAGCCTTGTGTATTAATCATAGAGCCTCCTATAGAACTTCGAAAAAAAGTGGAGAATTGAGTAAACGAATACGATAATCACCCTGAAGTCCAAAGACGTCGCCTTGAATCAATTCAAAATCCTCTTCAGAGATCTGATATGTCCCTGATTCCCAGCCAATCGGGAGAAAACTAAAGAGTGTCAAATCATTGTCTACAATTGATACGCTTAAAACCCTCGAATCTATTGCTATAGGATTAATTGTAGAAATTACCTTGCGGATCGTGACCCGCCAATCGGAGGAAATTAACACTGGGAGTCCTGGTGAGTCTGGTTCGCCGCGGATATCTCCACTTATCGCCATTGCTATCTCATCAGAACAGCCTACCGGATCTTTTTCATCGCCTCCTGACAGTAATAAATTAAGATACATTTCAGGCAATGCCGGCGGTTCCGGAGCTATCGGGTGCGCCTCCGCATAAAGGCTCACATAATAGTCAATTTTATTCTGATATTCTAAGTATCGCTGAGGCGTATAAAATGGGTCAATCCCTTGATTATTATTTATACTTAAATATTGTTTCCTGGTGTTCCAATATCGAATTTGTCCGGTCGAAATAGGTTGATATGACGGCTCGAATGCTTTAAATTCATCAGACAGACATTCAAACTTGTCTCCATTATTTTTTATGTAGATTCTTCCGTTTCTTTCTGAAAACATAAGATCTCCTAATAACGTATGATGGCTTGGACAATGACAGAGGGTTGCACGGTATTATGAGGAGACCCGCTCCCTGACGTTGTCGTTGTAAGTGTGTCCCATGCTGCCGTCGGGCTTGTCGTATTAATATCAGTTCCTCCACCCGATCCAGTCGTATAATCGTGATCATGTGTCGCGTTTTCGGCCTCTGCATTCGCGTGGTCTTCTTCTCCAATTGTATCACCTAATGTTCGGGCGGTTAGACCGCCACCGGTACCGGCTCCCATTGGAGATCGGCCTCTGGAATCAGGCATTGTCAGAGTTTTGTTGGCAGCAAAATCAGCCGCAGCACTCGCCCCCCTGCCTGTCGAAACAGGAGCGTATGTGTCAGACAATGTATCCCAAAGATGTGTAAAAAGGGCTTCATATTTTGACGCGGCATTATCAGCCCCACTGGATGCACTCCCTATGCTCCCATAGCATAAAATCCATCGATCAGGATCAGGGGAGGAACTCCAAAAACCATACCGTACCTCACCAATGATCCCAGTAGGAGGGTCATCTAAAAATGTGCGTAGTTCAGACGCGGTTGTTGAGTCTGTTCCATCGCTAAGTGTTCCACTTTGAGACTGCGTGACAGACAGATCTATGTCGGCGCCTGTGTGTGCTGAGGTATAGCTCAAAATTCTCTCCTTACGTTAATCTTTGCTTCATTGCTGGTCAGGAAGAGCAAACCGGTTGACTCGAAAAATACTTCGTACAATGAGATGAGGCTTAATAATTGTAATTGAGCCTGGAAATTATCAAGATTTATTTCAAGGCCGCGTAATTCAAAAATAGTGTTCTCCTGTACTTCCCCGTTATTATCCCGTAGCAGAGAAAAAGAACCCTCTATATGATCATAAAGATCTAAAATAAGAAATTTTGTGTCTTGGCCTGAATAGTTGAGTATCCAATCAGGAAAACGATAAAAGTCAAAAATCGCGGCTATAATTGTGTCAACGGTGGCTGTGTTGCGTGTCCAATCGAAAGCTAATGACCATTTTCGATCCCCATAAATCCCTACGCTTTGGCCTTCTGACACTTCATCAGCCGTTCGGAAATAGGAAGTCAGGGCATTATTTTTAAATCGTCTGTCCACGTCGGCTGATGATAACGCATAATCAATAATAAGCCGATTACACACATTTGCGATTGATTTTTGAATATCGTAATGTATGGCATTATATTCTTGCACTTCTTCAACAATTTTCGGGGTAATGGACAGTGGACGCAAATATACATCAAGTGTCCCATCCTCCGCAAAATTGAACCATCCCAAAAAAGAATTGAGGATATTTTGCAGCCAATATCCTAATGTATTATTTGATAGGATAATCCCGGCGCAGGTATAGCCATTCTGATCAGCCGCATTGGTCGCGTCAGAAAAGGAACGCTGCCCTTTTTGCCACGTGACATCAAGCAATGTCGCAACATAATCAAGGAAATCGTCAATGACCGAGATCGGATTCGTGATTAATGTTCCCCCATCATCTTTTCCTTTACATCTCACAGTCACCACACCGCCAGGGTCTGAGGCAAAGTCAAGGATCGCAATGTTTCCTTGACTTTCATAGTCATTGGATTCGTCAAAAACCCAACCTGATGGCGTTTCTACACCATCAACGTAAACGGTAACGACATTCCCATTAGCAACCGATAGGAGAGGCCACCCCGAAACGCAATAAACAAAATTGACTGTATCTATCCCTGGCGCAGTCCAGACGGCTTCATCGGAATTTTCGGTCATATCTCCGTAGACGAGAGGCAGATTGACATTTTGTTGATTTTCACCTGGATCAGCATATCTCCCGGCAGTGGGCATGATAATCTCCGTGAGAGCCTCGACTCCATCTTCAACTGATGTTGTACTTATTATTTCCTCAATTTCTCCGAATTCCTCCCATACCCCATCAACAAGAGCCGTGTCAAGCCCTTGTATCAATTCAGGGAAATCTGTTAAAAGATTGTCGTTATCAATATTTTGGAAAATGGACAGAGGTATTCCGGCAAGGGTTGATGTGATAATTTTGTAAATTCCACCACCATCGCCCAAGCCCCCCCCTCCAAAGTCTTTCCCGATTATTAAGGTATCATTTCCTTCATCATCTGTATTCATCAAAGAAACATCTTGGTTAAATTTTTGAATCCTATCATTTCCAGTATCACAAATGTATAATTTATTGTTGCTGTCAAGGGCGATACCTTGCACTCCCTGGAATTGCCCATCACCTGACCCTGATGTCCCAAACTCATACAACTCTTGACCTGTATATCCGATATATCTTATCTCTGTTGAAAACCCACCATAGAAAAAAAGGGGAGCCAATTTAATTTGCTTTATTAGATTGCCTGGCGTTGTTGCAATGTTGATATTTTTGACAAAAATAAGATCTAAATCTCGAACGTTTACCCTGTCGTTTACGCTATCTGCAATGTACAGATGTACCCCGTCTGTATCAACGCCAAATGGTGCATTAAATTGATCATCCCCACTCCCAAAACTTCCCACATCATCTATAAAAGTCAAGGATGTATTATGTTTCCGAATTTTATCATTATTGTTATCAGCGGTATAAAGAAAAGTACCATCAGTACAAATTCCTCCCCCTGTAACCCCATCAAAAAGATACACGCTATCAACCAAAGTAAATGTCAAAGTGTATTTAGCAATATTGACTTTGTTGATTGTGTCTTCATAAACTTCATACACATAAAAATAATCACCATCAGTACAGATATCTATCGGGAGTTGACCCGTAAAATCAGTCAAATTATAGAGAGCTACAAAATTAAGATCTGTATCTCTTTTTACGATACGATTATTTCCAAAATCGCAAATATACAAAAAATTATTTAAAATTACAATCCCTGTTGGATCATCTAAATTATCATTTCCTGAACCAGGCGATCCATATTTTGAATTAAAAGTAAGTAACGCGGGGAGGGGTTGTACATCTGAATTCAGGTAGAAATCCCTACAGGTGATTGAAGCACTCGCGGGATCCATCGTGAAAGTAAGTTGTGAGAGTTCTTGTTGATTGATGGTAATGCCATCAAAAGTGATCGCTCTGAGGTCTTGTGGAGCCGATGGGCTGGCACTATTCCAATAGATGTAGGGATGGTTATCACTGTCGAGGCCGACAAGAAGCCGTGTATTTCCATAGGCATCATTTTCGATTTCAAGGATGTGTTGATCAACTCCAAGATCATCAACGACAAAAGTTGTCGTGAGAACCCAATAGTCTTCGGTATAAAACGCATCCTGAAGTTCAGCATAGGTAAAACTTTCTTCAGCCCCAGTATTTCCTATCCCTGGATTCCGCATTGAGTAGAGTGTTTCTGTATTAATGGTTGGATCATCCGGTTCGGTGTTTTTTACAGCCTGATTCGCCGATATTTGGATAGAGAGCGTTGACATTTCTACGCTTTGGATGATCCCGTTAAAAAGTGGCTGAAGATCAGCAAAAGATGAGTCAAAATACCCCTGAAAAATTAACAATTGTTGTCCGATTAATTCTTCTCTCGCCAATAAATTAGTAAAGTATTCATCGGCATTGTCACAAGTGAGAGTATAGCTTGACATTTCCGTTTGTGATAGAGTTTGCAGGATATTATTTGAATTCTCAGATAACGATTTCCGAAATGTGCCGAATGAGAGAACCCGCGCTGACCAATCTATAATATTGTATGGTGTTCCTGTAACATGGTCTCCCGTTGGCGTCTCCTTACCGACCACATGGCATCCAAGATTTGAAAAAACGAATGCCAAAATAAAAGGTTTGTCGCCTCGCATTCTTGCAGCATTGTATGTTTCTGAGAAACGTCTCATACCTTCGGAACCTCCTCTAAAATCATTTCAACCCCGCTATTGAGAAGATACCTAAAATATTCAAAAGTCCATTCCCCTAAGTTATCCCAAGTCATCAGATTGAGTGCGCTTTGCTCATCAGAAAACAGGTGGCACCAAAGAGGGGCAACCTGTGAACCGAGAACAAGAGCGTTTTGCATCGTGACAAGAGCGTCTTTGTCCTCATTACTTAAGAGATTCCCGAAATTTAGATGAAGCGTCCGTTGACCGGCATATTTATAGCGTCTACTGACTCCTGCCTCGCTCTCGTTTTTTTGCAAAATGTAGCCTTCCTGCTGTGAACTCCCCCATTCAGCATTGAGTCTTTCCAAAGAGAGGACAGTCCCTAAAAACAAATTGTTGATGCGGATCACCGCTTCAGGATTAGAGGGATCTGCAATATTTATACGAGAATATTGATATATTTCATCGAAATACAATATCAACGGATCTGTTATTGTAGGGAATGTGAAAGTATAAGATGGTGCCCCCCATGAATCAGAGGGATTCTCTTCAAATATTACTGTAGCCGATGCTGTTAAATTGTGATCTTGCAAGATTAGAGCTTGTTTTTGTACAGCCCCCCCCGCGTCTATTACGATATTTTCCGATGTGTCTCCCGTAGACTTCCATCCCGTCATTCGATTGCGATCAAGCAGTCTTTCAAATCCATAAGTTGCTTTGACATAAAATTGCCAGGAATCACCAACGACAAAATCAGTCCCCGTGCCTCCTTGAAACGAAATTGTCAAACCATCCTCTAACGTTGTCACGGGGGTTGTCATTGTGACCACCCCTGTTTGTTCCCATGCCCCGGCTGTATCTGAAGACCGCCAGCGTACCGTCGCCTGACCGATCTCACTGCCAGCCGAAACAGAGTCACACTCAACCAGATATGTTCTGTCGTTTGTGCCGGAATACACACCTCCCACAGTCATAGAGGCGACACCCTTGCCCTCTTTTGCCGCGTAACTATATTTGCCGTTGGCCTGGGATGACAGCGTAATTGTTGCGGATTCAGCTAAATTCTCATATAAGAATTTTAGAGTTCCATACATAGAAATTACCCTTGGATCGACATTCGCTCGAGTTTTTGTAGTCCTTTGTTGGTTTCTCTGATATATTGCTGCCGCGATGCGTCGTTCACAATGTTTTGCCCTTGGAAAACAATTGTTGCCCCCGCAGCCTGGCTGCGTCTCTGCGTGTCCTGCGCGGATTGACCTGTAATTTGATTCGTGTTGAACTGCTGTTGTGTAGCTTGTTGTTGTGTAGCTTGAAGTAGTTCTTTCCTGATTGATGAGGGGAGATTAGATTGGCTAATGGCAAGTCTTTGACTGTTCATGTTGGAAAGGGTTTGACCCGTATTTTTCCCGGCTTTCGCTACCGCCGACAACGCGGACACTGAAGCACCAAATCCCGAATTGAGGTTTGAAACAGCCCCAATATTTTTTCCGATCCACTCTTGCATATCAGGAAAAGTACTATTCCCGAAAGCTTCCTGCCCGACATCTTTTAATTTGCCAACAATGCTTCCAATTGCGCTTGCAAGCTTGCCCACCGCACCTATCGAGTCATTCACAAATTTAACCAGTGAGGAAAAGACATTTTCGATTCCACTGCCTAACTTTTGAATGCTGTCAAGAGGGCTTGTAAAGATCTTAGATAACCCTTGTGCTATTTCAATAAAGCCCTGTATCGCGGTCTTTGACGTTTCAAAACCAGAAACCAGCATGTCAAAAAAAGGCTCAAAAACACTTCCGATGTCTGATGCAGTGTCGCGGATAGTCTCCCAGGCGATCCGAAAAATATCAACCGCCCCCCCAGCTTTTTCAACCCAGCCCATAACTTCCTTGATCGCTGCAACAATATCAAGGAGAATATTTTCTGCCTGTTTCAATTTTGGAAATACCATCACGAGCGAATCCCATACACTCATCCCATGCTGAATTGCTCCGGTAAAGGTTTCAAATTTTGAAATCAGACTAATAATAGCAAGTTTCGCTGACTCAATCCCGTCTGGAATCCCATGCATGAAAAAGTCTTGTAGAGCCTCTGACGTCTTTATCCATTCAACAAATTGATTCACCAGAGGGATTATATCAGTTTGCACAAGCGATTCCAGGGACGCTCGAAGCTGATCAGCGATCCCGGAAGCTCCGATCCACTGCTGAAAATCCATTGCAGTTTGGTTGACAACGCTCAGAAAGCTTTTGATCGCGGGCAACATCGCATCAGTCAATTGCCCTGTGGTATTGATCCAGATTGTCCCTAACGCTTGCCATAATTGAGACACACGAGAGATTGAATTTATGAATTCAGCATTGATCGAATTCATGTTTGTCAAGCCTTGATTGGCGGGGTTTAAGAATTTTGTCTCCAACTCCGTCCCTAAATTTGCTAAACCCAATATAGCCGTTGATACCCCCGCCCCGGAGATTTTCAATTCAGATAAGGCTGCTGATACTTGTTGGACACCGCCTGGCGTTTCAGTTGCCATTTTTTGGACATGTTGTAAAAAGACCACCATAGCCTGCCCCATGTCCTCTTGAACCAATTTATTGAATGCTGCCACATTGATCCCAAATGTAGTAGCAAACTCATCTGTGCTCCCTGTCATTGCTTTGAATGCGCTTTGAAGGGCTGTTGCTGACGTGAACGATGAAACGCCCATAGCATCCATCGCCCCTGAAAATCCGATAAGATCTCCTTGTGATAGCTTAAATACGGATAAGGCAGGCGCGGCTCTTTTGGCAATTTCTATCATAGAGGGAGCCGCAGCCCTTGTCGAATCGGCTAAAATATTAAAAGCATTTCCCAACTGACCGATGGTTGCCTGACTCCCTGGAAAAGCTCCCTGTATTTTACCGAGTGCATCGGCTGTTTTTCCGAAGGAAAGATCAAGAGCCACAGAAGCTTTCGCAACATCTTCTGTAAATTTAAGGGCTTGTCTTGATGATTTCTCAAAATCTTCCCCTGACAAGATTCCCCGTCGCCCGGCGACTTCTAAAACTTCGCCTAATTCTTCGGCTGTGACTGCCCCTTGTAATTGTACAGAAGAGAGATCTCTTACCGATTTAGCTAAATCAGTCATTTGCTCTTCCGTTAAATTCCCTGTTCTTTTCGCCCCTGACAAGGCATCTTCCAACGAGACGGAACTTTTAAAGGCTTTATCAAATTCATCAACAAGTACTCCACCGACTTTTTTCACAAGGTCAAACACAGCCGTCAAAGCATCTAACGCCAGTGACGCAAAACCAGTGACCGCTGCCGTTGCGATTTTAAACCCTGTCTCGAAAGCACGCCCTAACCCTTTAATATTTTCTTTTAGCGATACAAACGATTCTATTGATTCAATAACAGCATCCCGCATTTTTCGTAATTCGTTGGCGTAAAAATCTTTAATACGAGATGCCAAACTTTTAGTTGCTTCCTTTGCCTCCTGGGTTGCCTTGTCATATACCGACAACGCATCTTTGACAGTTTTAATTTTGGGGGCAAGATCGGTAACTGTCTTTTGCAGATCGCTAAAAACCTGAGAACCCGTAGCTCCTATTCTTTGCAATGTTTTCGACATAATCAAGAGGATCTTATCAAGTTCTTTTGAGCTTTTCAACAGGCTCTCAAAGTGCTTATCCCAAGCGGAAAATACAGCCTCCGCGTCATCATCAACTTTTATCTCAAAAATAAGAGTATCCGTTGTAGTTGCCATAGTTCCTTAAGGTGTCAAAAACGCCTTTCGGACGGTGTTTTTGACACGTTCGATTTCCGAAGGAATAAGTTTTATATATTTTCTGATAGGCATTTTTGATGTCCCGTACTGGTGATAAATTCCATATAGAGGGGAAAAGATCCTATTGATGTGCATCCCCGCCGTGTGTATCCATTCACGGGCTGTACTTTCCGCTCTGTTTTTCATGCGTGATGTTTTGTTCAGGATAGGCCAAGTATATGGCCTTGTACGCGATTGCCATTTAGGATTGCGTCCACCGTCATCAATATTTTTTTTAATGCTGCTGGCTATTTGTTCTCCTATTTTGTTATACATCTTAGGATTTTGACCGGAAAATAATCTCTTCCGTTTTCTCATGTCGTCACGTGCTTTTTTTAACCCCTCTATAGGCATGTACAACCTCATCATTGATAATGGATAGCATCTCAAAAGCTACTAAAAACTCTATTCCATAGGCATTACAAATCTTGCTGATAAGTACATGGTCAAGCGTGTTTTCTGTGTGATTGTACAAAACTACTGCATTAAAAAAATCGAGCCATGCGTTAAGCTCAGGTGGCAGAAATGCGGGATGCCCGTGCTTGCTACATGGCAATGTTTGACAACACGAGGGAATTTTGAGGGGAGGGATCTTTTGTATGAGTGCCTCCCTATGACACTCTTGACACTCATCCCCCCCATCCCACATTGCATAACGTCTTATTTTTTTTTATAAGATTCCATCTGTGATGTGTCAAAAACATCACCTGATTCAAAAAATTCAAACATTTTAGAAGCAAGCTCTTTTGCGAAAGCCGGGAATCTTTCGACAAGACCTTGAAGCGTTGACAAAGAATGCTCATCCAAGACATCACCATTACTACTAACAAAGCAGGAAGGAAGTAAATCTAAGCAGTATCCAGTCGGGTTATTCGTAGGGATTATTTCAGCGTTATTTTCCCCATTTCCCCTAAAATTTGCAAGATATTTGACGGAGTTATGTTTCTCCTTTGCTTCAGTTGCCTTCCTACGGATCTTTTTATCACTTTTTATGATGATATTCAGTTCATAGCTTTGAGTTTGAGTTTTGAACCCCTCTATGAGGATAATTTTTTCCTGAACTTCATCGGCTAATATCGCAGCCGCATTAAATAATGCCATAATTATGACGTCTGGAAGACGGCAAGAACAATTTCATGATCATTGCCCATGACATTATCTTTAGCCGCCTGACTCGTGACTCCTGTACGCATAAGAGCGTCTGTTTCTAACGAAAATTCTGTGTTTATTTTATTCCGAATGTACACACAAATATAATTTCCATCGAGATCGGCCAAAATTATCTGTAATGCACTCCCGATGCTTCCATCCCGTAACAGTAAGTCCTGCCAACTTTTGAAATACGGGGTTGGCGTAAATGTCACTGTCCGATTGAGGGGTTTGCGTCCAGAAAAACCGGAGGTGGCAGAAATACATTTTTCCGTTTCGTCTTCCATCTCAATTGTTAACTCAATCGTATCCCCAAGATTATTTGAGCATCCGATCCTTAACACAAACACCGTGTCCCCACCTGAAGCGGCAACCGAAACAGCATCATGTCCTAATGTGGTATTTGTCAGAGCATCCCCTGAAACGCTTGTGATTAAAACAGTCTCAAAAACCCCCGCCCCTACATCGATCTGAATCTTATCACCTATCGCGATCTCATAGGATGGTGTAGTTATTATTGTCTCTGTGGTGGTTGGTGTTCCCGAAGCCACCCCGGAAAATCTTGAAAATACGGTAGTCCCTTGGCACCTGATGGGTTTGGTTATCGTATCTATTATTGGGGTTACAACTTGCGCGGTATAATCCGTCACCGGCTCAACGGTGCCTTTGTTAACAAATGTAAGTGGGACAATTTGCCCTACAGCCATTTCCAAAGTCATCTGAGTTGCTAAACATCCGGCGTAGACTATCCTTTTATCTCCCTCAAAATGCGTGTAGGACGTAAAACTCGGGTGCCCTGAGCTTGCCAGCATGAAATTGATGCCTGCAAGAAACGTATCATCTTCAGCAGGGGTGCTTATGAGTGGAATGTCCAGGGTGATCACACCTGCCGCCTCAGACACAATGGCACGGATTTCGTCTTGTGTGGTGAAATAAATCAATTGCCCCGCGACGAGATCGCCCGCCCCTGACTTGACTTGTATCACGCTTGTAGTACACCCTAAACCACATATTCCGTCACTCCCCTCTACCTGTGCCCCCATAATACTCTTCATTAAGACCGCCCATGCGGGTTCTGACAATGTTCCGATGCCTCGCAATGGGGTGGAGACTGTGGGGCCAATGTCTTCTGAGTACATCCCTGGTAGAGATGGAGGCTTTGAAAATGAGCCAGAAATGGTCGGATCTTCAAGCAATTCACGTTCAAGATTAAACTCATTTCCATCAACAGACAATGGGAACGCCCCGGCTGCCGTCTCTGTGGCAGCTACTCCGAATGTAGTTTCTTCAATAAAAGCCTGTTTTGTGTTTTGAAAAGCTGTTAAAGTTTCTGCCATTATTTGTCTCCTATTTTGCTCTCACGTCAACATCTCGGTGAGTGATCGTCATTGTCCAACCCCCATTAACAGGAGCCTCGAACGGGGGTGATGATGGTATTGAATAATCTTTTTGAGGAGCATCGACAGTCTGGGAGACTCCCATACGATTATTAATAAAAATATCCTCAACTGCGTCTAAAATGATTGCTGCTGTTTGATCCCTTGTTTCCCCCTGGTTTTCGTTCCAGAACGAAAACCGGATCGGATATTCTTTTTCTATCATGTGGGGGATACAAGTAATCGTTTTACCGATGATAGGAAGCATGTCAACCTTCAGTACTGGCGGAACTGTGGCGTATTCGGGCGGAGACTCAGATGAGGAATATAGGACGAAAAAAGACTTTATGGCTTCCAAGCTCTCACCTGAAGCCGTCTCTGTAATAAGTATCGCTTCGATTGCTGCTAATAGCTCGCGCCCTATATCAGCCATGTTTCTTCTCGTGGATCGGGCAGAATCCATGTCGGCTTGACACTTGCATCCTGTGGACATGCACCTGCCTCAAAATCAGAGGTTGCTGCTTCTGTCTGAAATTCCGTACCCGTTGGGATGTTAACATCATCAAGATCCATAGTCCCCTCTGCCAAGTCTATCAGCATTGCATGAGCAGAATTAAAAATTGATTCCACATCAGGGAATAATCCCGGCTTATTGATGTTGTAATCCCATATACACAACGTATCAGAAATCCAAGCGATAAGGGGGGGAACATCATCAGGGAGCAACCACAAGTCAAGGGTGTCTTGACCATATCTCTGCTTGAGTTTCCCAGCTATAAACCCCCCCGCAAATGCTATCCCTGCTGCGATAGTCGCCGGATCTGCTATCGTGTCCCCATCAAAATCAGTGAGGGCAGTGAGGCGCGTTGCTGAAATACGAGCCTCTACGCTTGTCTGTGTACTATATGTTGCCATTTTTAATTGTCTGCCCTACTGACTTCTATGTAATCATTATCCGCTTGTACATAGAGACACAGCACATCATCAAGACCGGCAGTCCAAGCCGCTGACAATGCAAAATTTCCTGAATCGGCTATTGTGCTGCTAAAGGTCGCACTCCCTCCAATGATACAGAGAGACTGCCCTGAAACTGCTCCGTCTAAATCAGTGATCGCTGTTGCCCCTGCATTGGCTGAGGTTGTAAGCCAGTATGCCCCTGAAATATCCGGGGTCACATCGTCACCCTGGATTGTGGCCTGCGTATATACCTGAACCCCAACCTGAGACACAATTGCAACTCTCAATGTGTCAGTTCCGGCATTGTTAGACGATACCCCCGCTAAAAATGCCGGAATTTGAATCTGAGAAACCAGTTGAGCGGCTGGCGTAAAAAATACAACCGACAACAGCATAACGGAAATAAAAAAGACTGAGATTAGGACTTTATTTTTCATTATTTTGACTCCTCTCCCAACTTACAAGATGTTGTTTGTTTTTGAAATTTAAACCTCGTTCCTTACAAATTCTCTCAGACGACGACAACACTTCAAGCATGTTGTCCCCTGTGACAACATGCTTAGAGCCATCAGTTAACATCATATTCATGATAATCACGTCTTTTTTAGCGGTCTTCTTTTGGGTGGACATATTTATTCTCCTCCTTAAACAACGACAGCATCAATCCGCACAGCCAAGCGAGGATCGTGACTATGATAAGAGTAATGGTTCCAAAGTTCCCACTTTGTGACACCAGCCACACCACCTTCTTTCATCTTCTCAATCCATGCCCATCCTTCTCCCGGTTCGCCAATGTTTTCAGGTCTCCAAAAAATGTGCTTCATGAAAGCCCCCTGCATGAGGTTATTTTGAGATGGTTGTGTCGATTGATACAGAAAAGCCGATGGTGTCCAGATGTCCACTAAAGACGTATCAGCAGGATCGGCTGAATTGGTTTCCACCTCACCATTGATCAGGTGGATATTGTTTAATCCGAAATAATTTTTCAGATATTCGACATTGATCGATGGATCGACACGAGAACCTAAACTCTCACTTGTAATGGTTGTCCGGGCCTGGATAGTTTGATTTTGTCTCAAAAAGCTCAGGATTGTATTATTGATAATCATTGAATCAATCCTGGGTTGGATGATTTTTGCTGCTTCGATGTCTGCAAGTGGATCAGATAAGCCTACATTACTCCAAGCCACCCCAGCATTGAAATACTGTGAGGCACTTTCATAATTTGTATTCTCCTGAACGAATGCGTCAAAGGCGAGATCTTTCGCCTTCTTTTGACGCATCGTTGTGAAGAATCTTTGAGCTTCAACCATCTGTTGACGACTCATGTGATATAATTGCAATGCCTGCGAAAGATCAGCGTTCGAGAATTCAAAAGCGTCCGAAATCGCCTGAATACTGAACGTCGCCGATTCATCACTTGTGTTGTGACTTTCAGGCGTTGAGAACTTTGTAGACTTGTTCTCTTTTTGTTCATAAGCGGCTTGTAGATCGTGTTTGAAATATGTAGCGGTTTCGGCATTGACTTCCATCGGAGGAAATGCAAGATTTCTCTCAGATAGATAAAGTGGGTCAACATCTGCAAAGCTCAATTGAGACATTACAGGTCGATAAATAAAGGGTGTTGCTCCATAAGCGTTCGGCATGATTTACCTCCTACACTACGTAATAAAGTTTTTGGACACGATAGGCAACTTCCTCACCAATCGCAGCGAGATTTAAAGGCCACCCGATACAAGCGTCAAGTGTCGTTGTGGCCGGCGTCACCGTCCCCGCTGCCGCAGGTTTAAGAGGCAGGGCTAAATCGGTTACAGCCGATGCACATACGCTTTTGGCAACACCTGACGTCATGAACGCGCCTTCATCATTCTCAGAAATATCAACGGCTGTAAAACATACCCCTTCAGGAACATCACCTGCACCTGCGATGGCGATAGAATCAGAAGACCATTTGACGACCAATCCGGGAGCTATATCTTCCGTAAACGTTGCGACGATATTAGTGTTACTATCAACTTTCCATCCTCTTAAATTTGCCATTATGCTACCTCCAAAATATCTTGACAGCCCTCTGCTTCTGCCTGTAGAGAGGCGTCGTAAATGTTTTTCCCTGATTCAACGAGTTCATTCACCCGTTGTGCCATCGTTTTTGGCTTCGCATCTGGTTGTGCAAATGAGCTCTGTCCTTGTGTCGACAAGGATACGAACAGATTATCTGCTAAGGACATTTCAAATAAGGAGTTAAAAACTTCTGCACACTTTGAACGTCCAGTTTCGCCTTCAGCGAGCTCAAAAATTCCATCTTTTACAATGATTGGATGAATAATTTCAAGGGCTGCCGGGCTTACTTGGTAAGCTTTCCCTTCATGTTGGCGGATTCTGGACAATTCAGCAAGAGTTTGAGTTACTACGACAGCATCTTGTTTTTCCTTAAGTTTAATGATCATTTCATCCTTCTTTACGGATGCCGAATTCGCTTCTCTTACCATTCCCTCCAACTCAACGATTTTTGAGGCTTGCTCAACGATTTTTGAGTCTTGCTTAATGATATTAAGCTTCATCTCCTGTAGTACTACCAATTCTTCTGTCTTTTCGGGCATATTGCTTTCCTCCTGAAATGGTTGATCAATCATGAACACAACTAAAGGGCTTTCATCCGTCATAAATTCAACGATTAAATCTGTAGACTGTCCTGAGACTGCCGGTCTGGTGAGTTTGTCCAAAAATGCCGTCGCTGTGATTATGTGGGGCCAAAGTTTCCCCGTGTTAGGATCTTTGAGAGATAACAACTCAACGGAACGCTTTTGAAATTGATTTTTTATAGTTTCGGCAACATCATTCGGAACATTTTCAAAACTCTTGACAATCCAGTTTTTCCCATCAATAACAGCCTTCGCAAAAGTGACGGTGACATCAGATACAGCATTTTTCACCTGGTCTTTGAGCGTTTTTTGATGGTTCAGATTGAGCAACCCTGAAATAGGCTTACCTCGATTGTGCATAAATTCTGTGACATCAGGATTGCCTTCATAAATTCCCGTTTTAATCGCTGTTTTAATGAGGGGTTGGAGAAGATTAGATCCCTCAATGATTTCGTCAAGGTCAGCTTCCGTAATCTCGATTTCCCCCGCATTACTGCTTGGGAAAATCCCCGATGTCAAAACAGGAACATTTATGATGCTTGCCATTTCAATCATGTTTTTATTCATCTGCATAAAGTTTATAAGATTCCCCTGGTAAAAGAACTGGGATTTCATTTTCAGGGGTCAACGCATTAATATCATATACCAATTCCGCAAAGCAAACACATCCGAAATCTGATGGCGGCAAAACGGTTTCAATGCGATGATCCCCCATAGCCAAAACTACCCCATCCCATTGTTTGTGTATAAATCGTATGATATGCCCGTCTTTTAGATTTTTTATTCTGATACCAGCCGCATTATCTGATACGCCAAAATTGATAAGCCCCCGCGAGAACGCAGTTTGACGCGCTTGCCTGAAGGAAATGCTCAAATCTCTCAACAGAATCTCTGTCGTCTGAATACCATTGTCCTCCAAAATATCTTTTGCTGTTGCTACGTATGCTTGCCATGCGTCACCTTCGCTATCTAATTTGAGGGTAGGAATAATCTCAGCCTTGAGACTTTCCAGTAATGTAAGGGATGGGATAAATCCCGGTTGTCCCTTGATGGTAAAGACTTTTCCCCCATCGCTCTCAACAAAATCTTGATACTGTTTGACAGGCATCTCTGATAGATACAATTCAGCAGCCTCTATAATGTTTTTGGCCTGATATGGTTCAGGGGTTGGCGTCTCGCGTGGGAAATCTTGCGAAATACCATCTTTTTCATCTTGTAATTCTGCCATCATTTCAGGAGGCTCCTGGTCTGTCGGCTCCTGGTCTGTCGGCTCCTG